TGCACACAGTAGTATATGCAAGACGCACGAACACGGATGCCCATACTTAACAAATGATGGTGTGAGTTGTGAAAACTGTGGTGCTATAGGAGCGTTGGAAATCGTAAAATCCGGCGGCATTGAATGAAATCGGTGAGCGTATGGGCGGTGGTTGAATGGATAAGCTAACTCCAAAGCAGAAAGCAAAGGTGAGGATATGACTGCATTAGAGAAGCAAGTTAAAGTAAAAGAAGTATTATCCCGTATGTGCTGGAACGGCTATGAAGAAGGATGCGAAAAATGCAAGTTTTTTAATGCAGAAGACAATGCGGGAGATGGAGTTTTTTGTTCGATAAGGGATTCAGAAAAGCGTATACCATACGAAAATGGATGGGATATGGCAAGTGCAATGATAAGTGATTGAGGTGATAGAAAGTGGCACACCATGAACATTAAGCAGACAACAAGCAAACTGCAAAAAGCACTGATACAGCGTGGCTATATCTATAAAATAAACACATACCAATTCTACAGCGACCAGCAGAGCCGCATGATTACTGGCTACCGCATCACGCAGAAACAGCCATACTGTAAGAAAAACGGGGAAATGTCAGTGAAAGATGTGGAACTGCTGAATAGCTGTTCGCAGGTGGAAGTGTTGAAATGGTTTGTTGGGAAATGGGAAGAAATCAACAGCGATAACGAAAGCGGTGACGAAATGGGTGATTAAATGAAAGGGTTAAGTGTAAAACAGAAAGCATTTGCTGATGAATATTTGAAGTGTGGAAATGCGGCAGAAGCATATAGAAACGCAGGATATAAGAATTTCAGTTCTGCGTCTGTAGAAGCAAACAAAACCCTAAATAACCCTAAAGTTGCCGCCTATATAGCCGAACGCCAAAAACAAATAGAGGATAGCCGCATAGCGGATGTTGCGGAGGTAATGCAGTTTTTCACCCGTATCATGAGGGGAGAAGAAAAGGACGCTTTTGGGCTTGACATATCTGCATCTGATAGAATGACTGCCGGAAAAGAGATATTGAAACGCAATATTGATAACAAGAAGCTTGAAATCGAACTCTTGAAACTGGAAAGCCAGGTCAAGGACAGCCAGCCGGAGGAAGAAGCAGAGGACAACTTCATGGACGCTCTGAACGGAACGGCGGCGGAAGTGTGGGAAGAAAGTGAGGTAGAGGAAGATGACAGAGAATGAAGCGATTTCAAGAATGAGATATAGAGTAGACACCGCAACGCATATTATCGGAAAAGGCGTTGACGGAAAAGCTTATGAAGATATGGAAATGGCAATTAAAGCCCTTGAAGAAATCCAACAGTACCGAGCAATCGGCGCAGTCGAGGAATGCCGGGAGGCAAGGGAAAAGCAAATCCAAAAGAAACCTATCCATGGCGGGCTATATGCTTGCCCCAACTGCCACACAATTATGTTGCAAGGCGCTTTTGAAGCAAGGGGGAGATGTTGCAAGGAATGTGGGCAGGCATTGGATTGGAGTGAAACGGTTTGAACGAAATTAACACCCGGATAGAAAATATCCGCAAAGGCATAGCAAAACGCGCCGCCGCAATGAAAGCAAAGGTGCAGAAGCAGGGCTTCCAGTTCAAGCCATTCTCCACCAAGCAGAAGAAAGTCCTAACCTGGTGGTGTCCTGCAAGCCCGGTCAAGGATATGGACGGAATCATAGCAGACGGGGCAATCAGGAGCGGGAAAACGCTCTCCATGTCACTGTCCTATGTGTTCTGGGCAATGGATACATATAACCTGCAGATATTTGGAATGGCAGGGAAAACAATAGCTTCTTTCCGTAGAAACGTCATATTTTGGCTGAAGCTGATGTTGAAAAGCAGAGGATATACAGTCATAGACCATAGGGGCGACGACCATTATCTCATTATCAGCAAGAGAAATAAGACAAATTACTTTTACATTTTCGGCGGAAACAACGAGCGTTCGCAGGATTTAGTACAGGGAATTACTGCGGCAGGATTCTTCTTTGATGAGGTTGCCTTAATGCCGCAGTCCTTTGTGAATCAGGCAACTGGACGGTGTTCCGTTGAGGGTTCAAAGTATTTCTTTAACTGCAATCCGGGCGACCCGAAACACTTCTTTAAAACTGATTGGATAGATCAGAGCGGCGAAAAGAATCTGATATATCTTCACTTCACAATGGATGATAATTTGTCTTTGAGTGAGAAAATAAAGAACCGTTATCGCTCAATGTATAAGGGAGTGTTCTATAAGCGCTATATTCTTGGTGAGTGGTGTGTGGCAGAGGGTCTTGTCTACTCCATGTTTGACGAGGACAAGCACGTTTCTGATAAGCATATGACCGGGGCGAAAGAATGGGTGGCATCTATCGACTATGGAACGGTCAACCCATTTGCAGCAGGCTTATGGGCGTTTGATGGCCGGCACGCACAAATGGAGTACGAATATTACTATGACAGCCGCGAAACCGGGGTAAGGCGCGATGATGAAACGCATTATCAGGAACTATGCAAACTGATCGGGGATAGGAAAGTGTCTTTTATAATCGTTGACCCGTCCGCCGCTTCATTTATCGAAACAATCAAGAAGCATGGGAAATACATTGCCAAGGGTGCGGAAAATGATGTACTGGACGGAATACGGGTTGTCACAACCATGCTGAACAAAGGAATTATCAGCTTTTATGAAGATTGCGAATCGGTAATGAGTGAAATGGGATTGTATTCCTGGGACATGGAAAGCCCAGAAGACGCTGTTATAAAGGAGAATGACCACCAGTGTGACCAGATACGCTATTTATGCTATACATTCCTGCGGCGGCGGTTGAGGTGGAAGTATTAAAATTGCTATGTGGTAGAAAGGGAAAGATATGAGATGCCACGTTTAATCGATGCAGATGAATTTAAGGAGATTATACTTACCTATGGCAAGGCCGGATATAGGGCGCTTCCCATAGAGAAAATATCGGAACTTATTGACGGCCAATCTACTGCCTATGATGTGGATAAGGTTGTGGGGCGGTTGGAAGAAGACGCAAAATATTTTCAGAGCGAAGCAGACGAACTTGCACAGGTGGGAAATTGGGGGACTGCAACAGAATTACAAGGAAAAGCAGCGGCGTATAGAGATGCGGCTAAAACTGTAAAATCTGGCGGCATAGATTGAAACATCTGCCAATGTGGCAAGGAGAGGATAGGGAAATGAAAGAGACAGAAAATTTGTGCGTGGTAGTTATGGAGGAATGCGCAGAACTGCAACAGGCATTAAGCAAGGCGTTGCGTTTTGGGTTTCATAATTACAACCCAGAGACACCAGAGAAAGATAATGCGATAGATATTCTGAATGAATATTATCAGCTTATTGGTGTTATGGAAATGCTTATTGACAGTGGGGAAATCGGTCATTTTAAGACAGAAGATATTGAATATGTCAAGCAATCGAAGCGTTGTAAAGTGTCTGATTATAAGGAACTTTCAAAAAGAATCGGTACAGTGGAGGATTGACAGAATGAGCATTAGCGAACAGGTAAAGGAATTGAGAGCAATAGCAAACAATTTGTCTATTGGGCATAATATGCCTATTTCTTTGGCAGTAGAGCGTTTTAGGGAAGCCGCTGATACCATAGAAGCATTATCCGCAAAGCTGGCAGATATGGAGCGGTCATCTGAGGATTGCGGCGGCGGGTGGATATACTGCGGTGATGGGAAAAATCTTCCAGAACCCGGAAGGAGATACCGAGTTACAGCGCTGTGGAAAGATGGAGATTTTGAAACACGTTCCGTGTATGATTTGGTATATGGAACTGATGGGCTTTGGCACGGAAAAAATTATACTCCAGTTTCTTTTGAAATTATAGCTTGGAAACCGTTAGAAGAACCATACAGAGAAAATATAGAAGAACACGTTAGAAAATCTATTTTGGGAGTTGCTCAAATGTCTGATAAAGCATGGGCGGCTTACAGGAAAGAACAGCGCACAATTAGAAGAAACAAAAGGAAATAAGAGATAATATGGAGAGTGTTTTTGTGCTTGGAAGTAAAAATTATAAAGAGTTTATTGATACGAGAACAAAATGCGAAAAATGTCGTGAGCAGCATAAAGCACCTTATGAATTTTGTTGCGTGTATGATTGCGGGAACCATAAAGAATGCAAAAAATGTAAATGCGATATGTATAGAGAACTTGGGGGAGTTGCTGGATTTGGAGCAGATACTTGAGCCTTAACCAATCCATCACCCACGGCAAAGAACACCGCAAGCCATATTAGCAAGTATAATGGCGATTATTTGGAGGGATAGGGAATATGAATCAGGAACCAAGACGCATCAAAAGAACGTGTTTTATTTGTAAAGAAAATTCTGTTTGGATAAGGCAGGTATACAATCCACATATTTCTGATTGGGAAGATTGCGCAGCGCCGATTTGCGAGGAATGTAAAATAAAGATGGAAAGTGAATCATGATAAGGAGAACTGCGGAAGGCGCAGGAGTTGGAAGAAAATGAGAGGGGCGGTGATTGAATGAAGCAGGTGAGAAAGAAGATACTTCCGATATATTTTGAACAAGTTTGTTGGGAAAACAAACATTTTGAATTGCGGAAAGATGAAGATGATATACAAGTCGGTGATGAACTTGTGCTTGAAGAATGGGAGCCGGACAAAGGATATACAGGAGAGGTTGCATTAAGACCAGTTACATATGTTCTGCGGAACGTGCCAGAATACGGACTAATGGACGGGTACTGCATTATCGGATTTTAGGGGTGCTTTAAATGGGACTGATAACATGGATAAAGGAGAAATTTAAAATGCTGTTTAAAACGGACGCTGAAAAGGCTTTCGGTGTGGAAACGTACCTGTCGCCGGAAATGGACGCTGCTATTAAGCTGTGGGGGCAGTTGGAGAGTGGAAAGCCGCCGTGGGTAAAGGGCGATACCCGGACTATCCGCTTTTCAAACACCGTAGCCCGTGAATTGGCTAAACTGATTACACAGAATATTGACATCAAGGTGCAGTCAAAATACGGGAACGGGGAAACTGCCAAGAGAATCCAGAAAGCCATTGATGATTATTTCTTGAAGAATGCCCAGCGAATTATGCAAGATGTGATTATGTTGGGCGGCTCTATGGCGAAGTGGAACGGGAAAGGCATGGACTACATACCGCCGGACAGATTCCTTGTGACTGAATTTGACAGCAACGGGGAAGTGACAGGGGCGATATTCTTCTCATACTACCAAAAAGAAAAGAAGTTTTACACCCGTGCAGAGTGGCACAGGTATGAAGGTACAGCAATGCACTTGAATGCAGACGGAACCGCAACGCCCGTTAGTCTGTACCGGGTATCAAACAAGGCCTTTGTGTCTGATGCTCAAGACCAGATAGGACATGAAATTCCCCTAAAAAACACAAAGTGGGCGGATATTGTGCCGGAGTTTACAGCAGAAAACCTTGAAAAGCCTTTATTCGTGTACATCAAGAATCCTTACAGCAATACCATAGACCCGGACAGTCCCTTAGGGGTATCATGCTTTTCGGAGTGTATAGAGGAACTGCGCTGGCTTGATATTGCAATGTCCACGCTGGGAGTAGAAACAGAGGACTCCGAACCGAAAATGATTGTTGGGCAGTCTGCAATACAGTATGCAGAAGCAAATGGAATTGAACTTCCACGAATGGTTCTCAAGACTGGCCTGGACGATATGACGGACAAGCCATTTGAGCAGTGGCAGCCAACACTCCAAGTTGCGAGCCGGACAGATGGAATAAACTTCCTGCTTTCTATCATTTCTTATA